GTTCGGATGCTGCCTGGTACGACCAAAAACAACAATCTGTTCTTTACAGTGGTTTAACCCCTTTAGGTTTTACCAATGTAAAAAATAAGTCTAGAATGACATGCAGGCGAACAACCATGTATGAGCACTTTGGTGGTGAGATTGATACCCATGGTAAACCTTATGTAGGAAAAGCCAAACCAATTGATGGTGACTGGGTAAGTCCGGTAGTGTATTTTTTGAGAAATACTTCACATACTGGTAATGTCGATCACAATTTAGCTATGGCCGCTATAGACCAATTTCTGGGAGAAATACCAGATGGTACTATAGGGCCTCTTTCTTGGACTGAAACGATAGTTGGGCACCCTGATAACGTTTTCATTAACGCCAGGGATAACAGCAAAGCTGTAGGTTTTTCAATGGGTGCTAGAGGTATATCTAAGAATTTGGCGTTTGTACAAGAAGAAGATGGTGCATGGACAATACACCCAACTCTTGTACGAGAGATGCGACGCTTAGAATATGAAATGGAATTTGAAGACATACCACTGAGTGTGGCAGAAGCTAATTTTAAAGACGAAGCTTACCCCATGGAAAAAGTGGCACAGAACAAAGCTAGGATATTCTTTGTGAATGACATTGCACAGAATTTACTTATGCGGAAGTATTTGTTGCCAATTTTAGCCTATCTGATGGAATTTCCTTTGGAGACAGGATTAATTGTGGCTATGAATGCTGCTAGTTATGAATGGGGGTTGCAAGCTAGTTATCTTAATGAATTCGGAGACGTGACAAATAAAATAGCTGGCGATCAGAAATCTTTAGATCAAAGACAAAACGAAATGTTGAGTTATTATGCTGTATGCATGGAAAAACTTAGCGCTAAATTAGGATACTCAAAAAGAGACCAGAGAATGGTCAGGCGTATTATATTAAGCGCTGGGAGATCAATATTAGTAATGATGGGAAATTTCTTCCTCCTAGATCGTATGCTACTTAGTGGTAGACCAGATACTATTCACGCCAACTGCATCACTTGCAAGTTGGTAATCTACATGGCGGTAGCAATGGAATTGCTACAAGTAGGATTAGTGATCCCTACTGCGACTGAGCAAACTTGGAGAATATGGG